CGATGGACGGGGCGAGCTCGGCATCGGGTAGGGCAAAGCTCATTGACCAGCAGACGGACGTTCTGGAGTTGGGTCGTCTGTTTGACCAGTTGCGCGCATTGAAACGGCAGATATACCGCAAGATTTGGGCGCGGGTGCAGCAGTTCTGGACGGATGAGAAGTGGATTCGCATTCGTGACGAGGAGGGGCGGGCGAAGTTCGCGCAGTTGAATCAGCCGGTGACTGCAGAGATGGCGGCACAGGAGAACCCTGATCTTGCCGCACTAGCGCAGTACAACCCCAATCAGATTGTGGACATCCGCAACAACGTCGCCGATCTTGATGTGGACATCATTCTGGATGAGGCGCCTGACGCGGTGAACATCCAGATAGAGCAGTTTGAGGCATTGGTGAATCTATCTGGTGCTGGTGTTGTTTTCCCGCCTGATGTGTATATCGAGGCATCCAGCCTGCGTAACAAAGACCAGCTGCTTGAGAAGCTACGCGGCGGCGATGATCCGGCGGTGCAACAGCAGATGCAGCAGGAGCAGATGATAGCGATGCAGGAACGGATGTCGAAGATTGAGAAGGACATGGCAGCGGCCCGCAAGTCGAATGCGGAGGCTGACCAGACGGAGTTAGAGAACAAGGTTGGTTTAGCGGCGGCAGCGGGGATGGCAAATGGTTGAGATTGCGTTTTCTTTGCTGGTGTCGGTATTCACGATATGGGCCGGGGTTCACCTTGCACGGTCGGTGCGCAATCGGCGTGGCAAGAAGTATCTGGTTTATTTCAATGATGGCGGCACGGGTGTTTACGGCCCCAACCTTCATGCCCGCTTGATTAAGGCGGGTGTAGTGGCTCGGAGCGTGGCCCTGTGAGGGTCTACCCGGTCTACCACGAACGATTCCTGTTCGGTGTGTCGGTTTATGACATATCGGGCAGTCAGTCAGAGCCGATGTGGCGACTGACGCTGTATTTCTGGAGATGGGAACTCCGGTTCTGATCCTCTCCCCCCCCAGTTAGCGGCTCTGGAAAAAAGCCGCACTGATTCAGAGAGCCCGCGAGAGCGGGTTTTTTTATGCCCGCCGCCGGGGTTTCTCGGGCGGACGCGCCAACGGCGAAACGGTTGTTACGTGATTCGCACGATACGCGAAACGGAGTGATATATGGACGATTTGGATCTGGACGATGTGCTGAACGGCACTGTTGCGGACGATTTGCCGGAACAGGAAGATCAGGACACCACGGGCGAAACCGAAGTTGCGGCGCAAGCTGGGACGGAGGAACAGGCTGAACCTGAGAAGGTAGCCGACGATGCGCCGCCGGCATCGGCAGAGAAACCACCTGAGGGGTACGTTCCGCAGGCCGCACTGGCTGACGAACGCACGAAACGACAGGACTTGCAAAGGCAGTTGGATGAGTTGCGCGGGATGGTTACTGCGCAACAGAAACCAGTGGAGCCCGAGGTCGAACCTGACCTGCTCGATGATCCCAAGCAATGGGAGGAGCATGTTAAGAACAGTTTCCGCAAGGAACTGGACGAGGTTCGGCGGGATTTCAGCCTGCGCACCCTTAATGCCCTGGAAGCTGCTGCGCGTGGTCGCTATGAGGACTATGACACCGCACAGCAGGCATTTGCAGAGCATGTTAAGAGCAACCCCGCATTGGCACAGGAAGCGGCGGCGGCAGTAGACCCTGCCGAGTACGTGTACAGGGCCGGCAAGAACTTTCTCACGCTCTCGCAGAGTGGCGGCGATTTGGATGCCGTTATAGCGAAGGCGAAAGAGGACGCGATTGCGGAATACCTCGCACAGAACCCGACTCCTGCTCAGAAGGCGACCAACGTGCCCGAATCACTCTCAACCGTTACCGGTTCAAAAGCGCCCACGGCGCCGCAGGAACCGGCGTTTGAATCTCTCTTTAACAATGGTTTGTGAGGTAAATCGAAATGGCAGACACAACTGTCGCAACCGGTTTGCGCGTCCAGCAGTGGGATAGTAAATTCTTCACTGAGTACGTGCAGGCCAACCGCTTCAAGCGGTACATGGGCACGACTGAGAACTCTCTCATCCAGGTCAAGAAAGACCTGACCAAGAAGAAAGGTGACTCGATCACCATCGCTCTGGTCAACCGTCTGACGGGCAATGGTGTCACTGGCACCAACACGCTGGAAGGCAATGAGGAAGATCTGGAGTCGCGTTCGCACCGGCTGTACGTTGACAAAGTCCGCAACGCTGTACGTGTTGCTGAGATGGAGCAGCAGAAATCCGCTATTGACCTGCGCAATGCTGGTCGTTCCACGCTGAAAACGTGGATGATGGAGAAAACCCGCGACGACATCATTGCCGCGCTGGGTGCTGTCCACACCGGCACTTCACAGGTGCTGTATGCGGACGCCTCCGAGGCGCAGAAAGACGCTTGGCTGGTGGATAACGATGACCGTGTGCTGTTCGGTAATGCTGTCGGCAACGGCGGTTATACCGATCACAGTGCTGATCTGGCGACCGTCACCAGCGCGATGGAACTGTCTCCGGACATCATCTCGCTGGCGAAGCGTATGGCGCTCCGTGCGAACCCGAAAATTCGTCCGATCACAGTTGACGGTGACCAGCAGTGGTATGTGTTTTTTGCCAATCCGCTGGCAATGCGTGATCTGAAGAACGATTCTACGTTCGTGCAGGCCAACCGCGATGCCCGTGCCCGCAACAAGTCGAACCCGCTGTTCTGTGATGATGACTATGTGTGGGATGGCGTCATCATCCGTGAGATTGCGGACATCGACGTTCTGTCTGGTGTCGGTGATAGCGGTATTGACGTTGCACCGGGCTACCTGTGCGGCGCGCAGGCGCTGGGTATTGGTTGGGCCAAGATGACCACGTCGAAACAGAAAGAGTTCGATTACGGCGACAAGATTGGCGTGGCTATCGAGGAAATCCGTGGCATCGAGAAGCTGCACTTCGGTTCGGGGTCTACGGACACCGCTGATGTGAAGCAGAACGGTGTTGTAACCGTCTACACCGCTGGTGTGGCTGACAGCTAAGAGGTGATATGAAATGGCTGCTGAAACTTTAACAGCAACTCGGGCTGCTGCCGGATTCCCGGTGTTCAAGCCCACTGGTGCGGGTCTGCTCTGCGTTGCCTATGGCACGTATGAGGTTGCCGCTAACGTCGAGGACGGTGACATCTTTGAGATGTGCAAAGTCCCCGCAGGCGCCACCATCGTCGGTGGTTACTTTTACGCGGACGACCTGGACACCGGGACGGAGGCGCTAGACCTCGATGTTGGCTGGGCTGCAAATGGCGGTTCTGGTGACTTCGATAGTGCTGACCCGGACGGTCTGGGCAATCTGGGCACCCTGACGGGTGATGCGTTTGCCGCTGGCAACGTCAGCCCGGTCGCCGGCCTGATTTACCCGTTTTCTGGTGTGTTTGCAGATGGTGATCTGCCGACATTCACTGAGGAAACGACTATCCAGGTCGAGGCCAACACGGCTGCTGGCACGTTCACGGCGGGCGCTATGTCTGTCGTGGTGTTCTACACCGTGAGCTAAAGGACTGCCGGGGTGGGGTAAAACCTGCCCCGGCTTTCTCCTATGACACTAACTGATTTTTACACGCGGGTTCTGAGGAAGCTCAAGGTTGTTCCGCCGAATGGCGCTGCGCTTTCTGAGGACTTGCAGCGGGTCATAGACGTTTACCCGCAGGTACACGCCATGTTGCTCTCGGAGGGCATGGTGGAGTGGGGTGTGGCGGAGGCCATCCCCGATAAATTCGCATTGCCTATGATTGACATTGTTGCCTGCCATCTTCTGGACGATTTCTCAGTCCCGCAAGAGGACATGGCGAAATTGAAGATGGAAGGCGAGTTGTTCGGCAATCCTCCGTCGAGTGCGGAGCGAAAGCTAAAGAAGCTGCTAGACCCTGACTATGTTGAGTCCACGGGGCAGAGCCTGTACTACTGATGCGCATTCCGTTCGGGATTCAAACCTACCAGCATCCGGCTCGGCAGGCGGTGAACTCACGTTTGCAGAATTGCTACGTCGAGCCGCTGCCGAAGGGGTCGAAAGCCCCCCTCGCAATCATCGGCACCCCGGGTATTTCTACTTGGGCAACGGTAGGCAGTGGCACCCTCCGGGGCGCTAAGTATTGGCGAGAATGGTTATGGGTGCTGTCTGGTGAAACCCTTTACCGCACCGATGGCACGACCACAACGACCGTTGGCACGATCCCCGGAACGGACAGGGTATCTATGGCGGCGGGTGAATACCTGGCTATTTGCTCCCACGGCAACGTCTATTGGACAGAAGGTGGGGCGCCAAAGCGCGTTGATGACCCTGACTTCAAGGGAGCATCGAAAGTTGCGTGGTTGGCGGGTTACTACATCTACGTTAAGCCGGGGACGGGGGTATTTTACATCTCGGCTGCTGGCGATCCATCGTCGGTGGACGCGCTCGACTTTGCGACTGCCGAGGCGCAGCCGGACAAGACCGTTTCTGTTCTGACGGATTCGACGCAGATCATATTCTTCGGTGAAGAATCAACCGAGGTATGGGCATTGCGTGGCGGGGCGTTCCCGTTCGTCAGGAACTATGGCGGGGTTCTGGATATTGGTTGTCTTGCCCCGGAATCAGCGGCAAAACTCGGGAACATTGCGTTCTGGCTGGCCCATGACCGGACGGTGTGGATGCTGTCGGGTGGGGCAAAGAAAATATCGACCGAGGGGATTGACCATGAACTTGCCAATCTGACGAACCCAGCCGATGCGATTGGCATGACCAGTTCTGTCTCGGGGCGTGGTTCGTACATCCTGACGTTCCCGACGGATGGTCGGACGTTTGAATACTCGGTCAACACGGGGCTGTGGAACGAGCGCAAGTCGTTCGGATATGACCGCTGGCGCGGTGATTTGACCCTGACTGCGTTTGGCAAGCCGCTGGTATTGGATGCGTATTCGTCGGTTATTGGGGTGCAGGACACGGACGTACATACGGAGTTCGGAACGCAGTTGGTATTCCGTGCCGCATCGGCCCCGGTCTCCGAAGGCAATCGGTGGCTTTTCCACAACAGTTTATATCTGGATTTTGAGACCGGCAGAAGCACGGTCTATGACAATCCGGAAGTGATGATTAGATGGTCAGACGACGGTTATAACTGGCAACCGCAGTTAACCCGTTCGATGGGTAACGCGGGCCAGTATTCGGAGCGCATCAGTATCAACCAGACATTGGGGCGGGCGAAGAACCGCATCTATGAGGTTGCAATATCTGACCCGGTCTACCGGCATTTCTTAGGCGCAGAAGGGGATATTCAGCTTGGCGGATATTAGCGTAAGACTGCCCCCGGCGGGCACACCGCTCAATGACCCTGCATGGCAGGAGATGTTAATCGACATCTACGAGCGTTCGGGTGGGCAGTCGGACAAGGTGGAGACAGCCAGCACGACTGCGGACTCTGCACAGGTGGCGGCGATCAATGCGCAGTTCAGTGCGGACGCTGCCCAGGGCACGGCGAACAGCGCGCAGGCGTCAGTTGCGTCTAACGCCGCTGACATTGCGGACATCCGTTTCGTATTGGGTGCGCTATGACCCCGGTGACTGCAAACGTGGCGCCATCTGCGACAACGGACACAGAGATTTACACGGTCGGCGCCGACACGGTGGCGAAGATCGAGAAGGTTTGGGTTGTTGAGCGGGCCGGCGGTACGCCCACATTCCGTTTGGCGTTGGTGCCGGATGGGCAGACACTGAACAATAAACACTACATCGTGTATGACGACGGGCTCGCCGCGAATGAAACGCTGGAATTTGGCCCGTTCTATCTGAACGCGGGCGATTCGCTGCGAGCCTATGCGAGTGACGCAAACACGACATTTATAGCGAACGGGTACGAGAATGACGCAAGTTAAACGGGTATCACTGGCGGAAATGCTTGAAGAAACGGGCACACCGGCACTCGGGTATTCCAAGCCGCAGAAAAACACTATCTACATTCGTGACGGGATGCCGAAAGGTCTTGAGAACGAAGTGATGGCGCATGAATACGATCACATGAGCAGGGGCGAGGAGGGGCCGTTTGACCCGATTTCTGCTCTTGCGGTTGGTGGGTCATTGGTGAGCGGGTTTCTTGGTGCGAAGGGCGCGAAGGACGCGGCGCGGGCATCGGCGGAGGGATCGCAGGCGGGTATTGCGGAGAACAGGCGGCAGTTTAACCTGTCCCTGCTTTCTAATTTGCTCTTGAACGCCCCGGCCATCAATACCGCCAACACGGCTCGCTCCACCCTCTCGGGTCTGCTGGGGCTTAATGTCCCGGGCACACAGTATCGGGCGAAAGACATTCGGGGGTTAGTGTAATGCTGCCATTTGCCAGCAAAGCCATTCTTAATAGCATCAAGTCGAAAGAACGGGCGGAGAACAACAACACCTCCGACGCGGCGAAGGCAATCGCTTCGGCGTTTGCGAACTTACATGCGCCGGCATCGAGAGCGGTGCCCCCGGGGCAGTTAGATAATCGTCTGCAAGCGACCCCGGGCTACCAGTTCGCCAAGAATGAAGCGGTTGACTCCATCATGGGCAACGCATCGGCGCTGGGTCTGCGACAATCCGGCGCGAACATTCAGAATATCGCCAGTGCGGTTGGCAATCAGGTGGCATTGCCGGCCTATCAGGACTACATGAATCGGCTCGGCAGTTTGTCTGGTGCGGGCACTTCGACGAGTCTTGCGCAGACGATTGGCAACCTAGCGACAACGTCCGGGGCGCTGAATGCGAACCTGATGCAGAATGCGGGCGATGCAAAAGCGGCGGGCGCGTTGGGTCAGGCGGGCGCGTGGCAGAACACGATTGGTGGCCTTTCCAGCATTCTTGGAGGGTTGTGATATAGATGAGCAACGTATTAAACAGCATCATCGCCACGGCGTTCAATTCGGCCAATCAGGCTGGCGCAGACCCGGCGAGCCGGTTTGTTAATGCGCGGCAGGGCCGTGAGCAGTTGGATTCCATGAATGCGCTGCGGGATACGCAGACGCAGGCGAGCCAGATGGCGCTTGAGGACGAGCGGGCAACCCGCGACCTCATGGGGCAACTGCATGCCATCCGTGAGAAGCAAGCGGCTTTACCGCAGGCTCAATCGGAAGCAATAAACAACTTCATGGGAGGTGTTGAGAGGGGCACGATTAACCCTGACCTTGCCGAGCGCGCTGTGCAGATGCTACAGCAGCCGGGTGTTGAGTTGAGTCAGGAGCAGGACAGGTTGATAAACCAACTCGCCCAGGTGAACCCGTCTGTTCGCGATGCGTACATTTCTGCCCTGTTCCCGCAGGAGCAGGGGCCGCAGACGAACATCGGCAAGCTGATCGCGGAGCGTGATTCGCTTCCTGAGGGTGATCCGCGCAGGGCAATCTATGACGATGCAATCGCAGAGGCCACGCAGCAAGACCCCGGCGTTAATGTGACGACGAATGTGGATACCGGCAAGGCAGAATCCGCTGGCGTCAAGAAGGCGGCGGAAGTCGCCGCTACTCGTCTGGACGAAGGCGACCAGGAAGTGCAGAAGGCGCATAATATGCTCGGCGTTATTTCTACCGCCAAGCAGCAACTTAATCAGGGCATCATTGCTGGTACGGGCGCGGATTTGCGGCAGAACTTCGCCACACTGCTTTCGACAATTGGGATCGGTGACGGTACTGCTGAGAACACTCAGACTTACATAGCCGCAACTGCTGAGCTGGTTGCTGACGTTATCAAGCAATTCGGTTCCGGCTCTGGCCTGTCGGACGCAGACCGAGAGTTTGCCAAGATCATGGCTGGTGCATCGACTAATCTGACCCCGGCAGCACTGGCGCGCATTCTGGACATCAACGCACGGGCGCAACTGGCGAAGATACAGAGTTTTAATGACACCCGTGGTCGAG